ATTCAGAACCAACAACGTTGGCCTGCAAAGAAGCTTCTGCGTGGTCGCCGAAGTTTGAGAGTTCTTTAGTCATAAGAGTCCTTAAGAAATGCGCACGATAGCGCTGTTAGCATCTGGGGTTGGGAAAACAATTTGGAAAGTGTTATTGTTAACAGTTTTATCCGAACCAAAATCAAGTACCGCCACAGATTTATTCCCTTGTGTGGTATTGTAAATTAAAGCGCCACGACATGTAAACGATGCGCCTGTCCAACTTATATTGGTAAACGAAATATACGCAGTGGGTATGCCATTAGAATTATTACTAGCTGTTGGAGATATTGAGATTGACAACGTTTTACCACCAGCCGTATAGCCAGTACCCGTAATCTCATTGCTTGTTGTATATACCGTTGTTGCTGCGCCAATATTGGACGCCGCCGTATATAGAGCAATCTTGAAAGTATTAGGCGATGTTGGCCCAAAGTTATGTACTGCCTGAAGCAGTTCAACTTTAAAGCTTGTAGTTGTGGTTTGCTGAACAGCCATCAGGTCACCGCCTGTCTAAACTGACCAGAACGATAAGCATCCTGACGCTCCATACCATCGCCCAAACGTTTAGCCAGCGCAAGTGCTTCTCCGTACTTTTGATTATACAAAGCCATCATATCGGTCTCACCCTTCATATAGGTGTAGGCCTCAACCAATGAACCATACAAAAGCACAGAATCAAAGTTGTCGCCAAGCCATGTCTGGCCAGTCGAAGCAGTTGTGATGGACTCTGGGTAATAATAAAAATGCAGTTCAACTTGATAGTTAGCATCTGGCTTAGGACCAAGAATGAACGACAGCTCGTTTGAAATTGAGGAGCTAGATACAGTTGGACCAAACAAAGCGTAGTATCTAGGTTGACCAACATCACTAGCGCTAGGATATGCTTGACGGATAAAGTTAACGTCTTTGTTCAGTAGGTACTCATAGTTGCCGGAAGCATCAACTACAGCTAAGGAATATGTAGCCAAATAGTCGGTTGGGGCAGACAGATAAGGTGTTGTTGTAGACACGTACCCGGTCATGTTTTTACGCAATGAAGGGAACTGAACGGTGTTATAAATACGCTGCTCAGCCTGCTGGACGAACACAGGTATCTCAGCGATAAAATTCGCTTCGGTATTCTCCGTGTACGCCTGGATAGCGTTGCTGAGCTGGGTATAGTTCATGCCATTGGGCCTCGTGCCATCAAGCCTTTAGTAGCTGCGCCAGTACCGCGAACTTTGATACCAGTTGTTTTGACGCTTTCATCACCAGCTGATTTGCTCATAGCACCAATGCTAACATCAAGCTCATCAAGCTTACTCATATTCTTACGGGTGTCAGTCACGGGGCCACCGCTCATAGTATGAGGCTTAGCGTATGTCGAAGCGGGCTTATTGTTTATAGCCATTATTTGCTCCCAGATTTTTGGTTATTTGCGCGAGACAAATTACGACCCATCATTTTACGGTCCATGCTAGTAGGGCCGCCCTTTTTAAGCTTTAAGGTTGTACCCTTGCTGCCTTTGTGCTCTTGGGCATCGTGCTGTTTAAAGGCTTTTTTGATCATTGCCTTGTCTTGCGCCATGTCCGTTTTCATATCTTCTTTAGCCATATTAAGCTCCTATCTGTATCGTTACTGTACCAACTTCCGCGTATAAAACCAAGTAGTTTGGAGTTAAAACCGAGTCAAAACTACTTGCTCCACCAACAGGGTTCCACCCCCATTGAATATCCCTGCTGCCTTGAGTTGGATACCCAAACCCGTCTGGGGCAGTGCTATCAGTTGTTAAGATCTGCAGACCATTAGTTCCAGCTTGTGTATAGCTTACATCAGGACGCGGCTCTCGTACAGCCTGTGGATCATCCACTGGGTACATACCCAACTGTAACTGAGGTTGATCAGGATCCCAGCACTCAGGGCACACCTTTAAATTAAACAGGCGTGTCTTGATAATCTCTTTTTTCAAATCCTTTAGCATAAACCGTTCATCGCAACGGTCACACTGGGCGATCGCATATTTACCAGAAGAATATTTACTGGCCATACATCACCTATAGAACGCCTGTCGCGGTACGTATCGGTCAGGGGCCTTATCCCTGTCTTCCTGTGATGCAAGCAGCCACTGCTCTTCGTAGATTGACTTGAGCATCATAATTCTATCTGGAGAGACATCAGGACGTTTAGAGCCTACATAATAGGCCAAGCCAGCCACCATACAAGGGATCAAGCGGAATGGAACATCCTGAATATTGACACCGTTACCGGCGTCTTGCATGCGGCGCATGCGCCAGTAAACAAATGTGTATTGATCGCCCGGTGCGTTAGGCGTAGGCCACACATTGATAGATGTTAAATTATTTACGGTTACGGCTGCGCCAATTGCATGACCAGCGGCAGTTGTAGTAGCGCTGCCATTGTACTGACCACGGTAACAATTAAGTAGTTGATTGCCGCTGACGTTAGCGTAGTAGATTGTTTCTGTGTCAATTGTAATAAATCCTGTTGCGGGTAAACCATTAGTCGTGTTGAGCGTAATAGTTGTATCTGTTGACAATACCGTTGCCGCTACTGTTGAGTTAGACAAATAGCTTTGGTTAGACTGTCGGTTAATCCATACCTGAATAGGACGCCCTTGAGCCAGTTTGTTTGGTAAGGTAGAGTAGGTTGATTCAGAGATGCGGCTGATGTTGATGTCAATCTGATTAGGCGTAGTTGCCTGTGTACGAATCACTTGGTCTAGCAAATCAATCGTTGTACTCGGCAAAGCATAGACGCCTTGCCCGGTATTCATTAGGATCTGGCCTTGCTCAATAGTCCATAAATTGATGCCGCGGTTAGCCCATTCAATTGTAAGCATGTTAAACGACCGACGTGCGGTACGAAACTCATAGCCAGTACGAACCTCAATACCCGCCCGCTCATACGCCTCTTCAACAATATCATTGAAGTCTAGGTTAAATGCGGAGGTTCCTGAAGTAGTAGCCATTACTTTTTCGCAGTCTTAGCGGAGTTTATGAACGCTTGGTTAGTTGGCGCGCCCTTGCTATTGGGTTTGCGCATCTTCTCACCAGAACCCGCAGCGATTCTTTTACGCTTTGCATTAATATTGGCATAAAGTCCAACCTTGCCGCCTTCAGCGTACTGCGTAAAATCAGTGTTATCCCGTCGCGCTTTTGTTTTAGCGCCCGGCATTTTAGAAGGGTTAATATCGCCCATACCACGGGATGCCAGCATGATTATTTCCTTTTAGCCATTCCGCCACCACACATGACCATAGTACCGCGTGTCTTACCACGCTGAGCAATACCATCAGCGCGCTTAGAAGCGGAAGAAACAGAACCGCCAGATTTAAATTTAGCACCGGGAAAGCTGTTATCTGGGCGCTGGGGCATAAACACTTTAGGGGAAACCTTTTGTGTGGTCTGCTTAGGGGCGCTGTAAGGCGGTGTGTAACGAGCGCCTCTTGTTTCACGACCGGGATCAATAGCATCCGCGGCTTCTTGCGCCGCCTTATCGCGTGCTTCACCAGCTGTGGGATCTTTCTCTTTACGACGAGTCAACCCACGCTCTTTATTAAGATAATCGCGCAAGCTCAAGCCAGACGCTTCTAGTTCCTTTTTAGAAACAATGCGGGGCTTAGAAGCTGCTTTAGGAGTTTCCTCATTCTTAGGGCCAGCGCCCATAGATTTAGCAGTGTCTTGAGATTCAGCAGAAGCGTTTGCTTGTTCTTCTACATCATCACCCGCAAAATAGCGTTTAACTTTTTTCATGGCGATTCCTTAAATTAGCACTTACCGCCGTAAGCCATTTTCTTCTTAGCCATGCCGCCTTTTTTCATAGCGGGGCCAGTACCGATTGAATTGCCAGCCATCTTAATCATAGTACCTTTGGTCTTGCCTTTAGAAGCAATACCATCACGGCTAGGAGCTGCAGTTTTTACAGCGCCCATACCTGAAGCTTTTGTGGAGCCACCCATTGACATCTTTTTCATATCGCCACCTTGTTTAAAAGTTTTGCCTTTATCGGCATTGTTGAACTCTTTGCCCACGGATTGTGGAACTCCTACCTTCTTAGCAAATGATGGATTGTGGGCCACCGCTGCCATGAAATTATGTTGCTTTTTACTCGTCGACGGCATCTTTAGCTTTCTTGTTGCCTAACCATCCCTGTACTGTTTTGGTTTCCCAAATACGGATAGCAGTCCAGACAATCGTAAAAATTGCAGCAACCGCTGGAAGCATTTCAGCCAAAGTACCTACCACAGTGAGGAAGGATACCCCATCAATAACGTACTTAACTGTTTCGTCGTGTTCAGTCATTTCAGCACTTCCATGCCCGTAGGCTCTTGTTTATGCGTGAGTCTGGGTCTTTGGCGGTTTTGGTGGATGTTAACTTCTTTTTCATCCCTTCCATCCTTGCACAGAAGGAGTCGCGCCGTGAGCCGCCTTCCGGCTGGGGAGGTTTTAAATTCATCCCTTGCTTTTTGGCTGAGGCTCGCCCCTTGGCGTTCAAGCCACCATTGGGGTTCTTGCCTTCCTTGCGTTGCCATGCTGCACTCTTAGCCATAAAACACCGTTACTGATGCGATATTTGTTAGTGTCGCATAGATGTTTGTAAGGCAGCGCACACCTTCCCCCGGCACCAAAACATAAAAAGAATTGGGGTTTGAGTTGGAAGGAATATCAATCTCAACCACAGTTGTGCCGCCAGAACCGCCGTCTTTCAATAACAAAGTTCCAGCCGTGCTAGCTGTAGCACAAATAGCAAAACCTTTAATACGTGCGGGGGCGCTGTAAATTGAACCGCTAGCGTTTAAGTGAGTACTTTTAACGTCCGTTTGCATCATAATTAATCTCCTTGTAAATGGGGGCCGAAGCCCCCTAGATCAATTAAGCAGATACTGGGAACTGATTGCCGTTGGAGTTGGCTACAGTGTAGATGATTGTATATTGAACAGTACCAGCAGTCACAGCAGAAACAGTTGGAGTCATTGTTGCAATAATCTTAACGTCTGTCGATCCAATACCAGCGCCGTTAGGAGAAGCGGTAGTAGCAGCGCCACACCATGCGCTCAATTTAGCGGAAGCATTACTGATAGCAGCACGGCCTTGAGATGTAACGTCTGTGGAAGCCCAGTACAAAGCGGCTGTAGTGCCGTCACCAATGGTCACGTTTGCGGCTGTAGAGCCTGTAAATGCAACCAAAGTGTCAATGTGGATGAATTGGATCTGAGCGCCAGCAGGCAACACGCAAATGGTGTCAGTGGTTGCTGAAGCGGCTTGGCCTGTGTAGTCTTTCTTAAAGGTCTGAGAAACCACGGTTGCGCCACAGTTTTCAATAGTACCAACAACAGTACCGGTGGTGTTTTTAATGGTGCCCAAGAGCCAAGGGCCAAGGTGAGTTGCAAATCCCATGATATTTCCTTACATACAAGTTAGGCGCATCAGTCTGTATGTCGTCAGCCGGGACTGTCTAATGCACCGGAAAGCCCGGATTGCTGTGTTTATATCACGTGTTTTTTAACTTTGCAACATTTATTTTACTGTCATAAATCTTTTGCACAATGGCTGCATGAAATACCAAATTGCTCGTGTTGACACAAGCTCGCCAGAAGTGGTGAAGTTACTCAAATCGTTGCAAAAAACATGTCTTCCTGATTGTCCTATATATGAAACTACAAAAAATGGCTACTGGTTCATTGCTTACTCAGAGACCGGTGAGGCGGCTGGCTTTGCTGGTATTGTCCCCTCTAGTCGTTGGAGCGACTGCATGTATCTGTGTCGTGCGGGTGTTACACGACCTCATCAGGGACAGGGCCTCCAGAAGCGGCTTATCCGACAGCGTCTTAAAGTGGCCAAAGCGCTAGGCATGAACTGGGTAGTGACCGACACTAACTACAACACCCCCTCAGCTAACAATCTAATAGCTACGGGCTTTAAATTGTTTGAGCCGTCAGAACCTTGGGGTTTTAAAACGGCTTTGTACTGGAAGTATCGGATCAAACATGCCCTATAAAGACCCCGAAGTTCGCAGGCAAAAAAATAGGCAGTACCAAAGTACGTACTACGAGAAAAACAAAGCTAATGTAATTGCAAAAACAAAAAAATCAGTTAAAAAATATAAAGACCAGTGGCGTGAATACAAAGCCACCTTGTCATGCGTAAAGTGCGGAGAAAGCCATCCAGCTACGTTTGACTTCCACCATATAGACAGTAGTACCAAGGAAGTTTCAGTCAATCGTTTAGTTAAATACCGAGCGTTCAAGCGGGCTATGGAAGAAGTTAAAAAATGCATAGTACTTTGCGCCAACTGCCACCGCATACACCATCACGAAGAACGAGAGAATAAAAAGGCCAAGAAAAAGGGGGCCGGAGCCCCCTGATATCTCAAAGATATCACTCTTCAGCAGCTGCAGCAACTTCACCGTCAAGTTCTTCTTCAGTATCGTCTTCATCGTCAAACAATTCTTCGTCATCAGGCAAGGCTACGTACTCAACAGCCCAGCCGTATTGTTCTTGAAACTCTACGAACTCTTGAAAAATTCTAACGATGTCGAAATCGTGTGTC